CCATTGGAAGCATTGACATTGTGTACCAAATCAAAGCATCTGTCATATAATCATCAATCAATGTCTTTTCATAAACATTCAAATTGTCTAAAGTAACTCCTGTTTGCAATCTTTTATAAAGTGTTGAACCAAGCACCGGTTGAATGTAAATATCCCCAGCGACTTTAATCATTGGGAATAGTTGTTTGCCATCAATAGAATTAGAAGCTCCGGTTCTTGACTTAAAAGTTTCTTCAGTTATGAATAGTATATTCTTGCTCATTTATTAATCTTTTCTTTTAACAATATTTGCTTTCCATTCGTGTCTGCATTGTGGACTTGCATCTCCATTTGGCATTGTCCACCATCCCCCACATCTATCCCATACTGAGTAACCCATTATCATTGAAATCTTTTCAATGTCAGCTCTTGAATAAAACTTATCTAAGTCCAATAATCTCTGACAAAACTTCCTTGATGGATTCCCATTATCAGCAACCCTCCATTCATAAGAATATCTAATAAGTATTTCAGTTACTTTCTTTGATGGATTCTTACCCTGCAATTCTGAAATAGGAGCAGTTAATTGTCTTTCAATAATAACATCACTCCCTACCTTAGATTGACTTTGCTTCAAATATTCATTATCCACTAAATCCTTAATCGTTAGCTCCACATCCTTCACAGATTGCTTTAAAGTGCTTGCAATCACTTCAGGTGTAATTCTCTTGTCCTTACTTATTAAGTCCAAAATATTGGCTTGTAATTGATTTAAAGAACTATTGTCAGCGAATGACTCATACTCACTTACTTCCGAAACTTTTTTTTTATCAATAACTACATAATTCTTTGAGCTTTCACCGTGTTGAGCAAATGCATCAAGCAACCTTTCATCATTGGTCATTGAGAACTTTGCAATCTCATCGTTAGTCAATGGACTATCATCTAATCCCAAAAAGTCATTTACATCTTTATCATTGAAACCAAATCCGTTTTTAAGCATTAATGATGCCTGTGCTTTTGTCAATTTACCAGTTCCAAATTGTCTAACAATTCTCATAACATTCTGATACTGTCTTCCTGATAAATTCTTTATTGATTCATTAGCAGGAGCAACATAAGGAGCTGCATCCACTTGTATTTCATTCTTTACTGCTACTGCTCCATCAGATGTAACCTGACCATTAATCAATGGTTCTTTGCCCATCAATTCCCTGATTTCATCTTGAGTAAGATTTGCAGCTATAATAGCTTCACTAAATTCAAAGCTTAAAGGTTCTACTGGTATGATTGTAAATTCTCCAGCTTCACCTTTAAGATTTCTTAAGTATGTGAAAGTAGCTTCAAATTCTTGTTGTCTTTCTGCTACATAAGTATTGTTAAAAATCTGATAACTGTCCCTCAATTCGTTTCTGCTAAATGCTGAAGTACCCTGTATTCCAAAAAGTTGTGGAGATGTAATCTGATGTGAAGCAAAAACTTCCTGAGTAATTAAATTGTTTACATTGGTAAAATCTTCTTTGGTCAGCATTGTTTGACCTAAGTCTAATATCTCAGCAGCATTATCTTTGCTCTTATTAAACATTATAACTACACGCTTTCCTGAATCACCTGTAAACTTATTTAATAATCCTCTTTCAACTTCTCCTTTATTTTCTTCTCCAATTGGATCACCATTATTTAAATTAACAAGCTTGCTCCCAACCCATCCCTGCTTCGCATTACCTAAAATATGTCTTGATACCTCAATATCTGATTCAATATAATTTAAACCCTGAAAATATGATGGGAATGGATATACATCTGAAGAAGGATTATATTCCTTCACATAAAGTATTTGACTTCCTACCGGATCATTGACATTAAAAGCTTTATATTCCCTTGGTTTCTCTTTAAAATCTGCCCAATCATTTTTCACAAAAAAGGTCTGCAAGTCTTTGCTTGTTCTTACCTTATGAAATTCCAAGTGATAAACCTCGCTTAATTTTTTTGCTCTATTCCAAATACACTGTAAATAATAACCACGATAAAGCTCATCATCTTTTATAGCTTTCTTCATTATATCATTCCAAGTGTCTTTCCCATTTGCTTGGCCAGCTTGCTCAAACCCCTTACCATAAATATAATTGCACTTACCCTTTACAATAGCACCGTGCTTAGGTGATTCATTATATAGAGATAGCAAATAATTGGGATAATTATTATTTTCTCCAAACTCAACCCATCCCTTAGATTTTACTTCTCTAAACTTTGGTTGTTGTGCCTGGTCAAATTGTAGTACTATGTGTTTGTAGTTATCCATTATAAGTTAAAAATGTGTTTGATTGTTCATCGTATGTTGTCGGTTCATAAGTATCAGCAGGATTTAAATACATATACCCTGATTCTAATACTGGTCCAGTAGGAACTACATTTATTGTCTGTGCTCCCTTTATTTCATAAGTCCAAAATCCTGTGTCCTCATTTGCAAATACAGTAACATTAATCACAAATTTCTGATACCTTGACAATACACTTGTATCAGTGTACCATTTTTCAACTACTGACTGAGTGATTCTATTAGTAAATTTAAAATAATAAATTGAAAAAACAACATTAGTATTTTCTGCTGGTGTGCAGTAAACATCATTTGCAGTATTTCCTTTAGTTAGTATTATCATATTCATTAAAAAACCACCGACTTTTTAATCGGTCGGTGGCTTCTATTTTTATTTACTTATTTATTAAGTACCTGGAGTTTCCAATGCTGCTACTATATTAGCAGGAACAACCAAGAAATCTTCTCTTTCAGCAGATGAAAATGTCATCATATATCCTGAACGATCTCCTAAAGCAGTACCTGATCCTGCATCTCCAGTAGTCAAGTTTAGACCAGCTCCTACACCATACATTCTTGAAGTACCATCCATTTCAACACAAACAAAGGTTAAACGATTCTTTGCAAGTGTGTTGATGATATTTCTTACAGTAGCTGAACGACTGTTCACTGGGAACATTACTTCGTGAGTATAGAACAAAGTTCCATTCTCATTTGAAGCAGTTATTGTATTTTTAGCAGAAGCAGTAGCTCTTGGTACTTCTATCTTTTAAAATCTTTTTCCAGTTACTTTTGTAAGAGCAGTAACTGTTCCTGAAGCTGAGGTAACTCTTGAGTTTCCTGAAGCATCATATAGATTTGCATTCTCTATCACGTAGATGATATCTATACCACCTACTGATTCTTTACAATCTATTGCATATCCAGCTGATAAAGCACAAGCCATATTTTTTAGATTTAAAAAAGGGTAGGGTATTGTTGCCCTACCCCTTTGATTATTAATTAAGTTCTGTTATTAGATAGCTGACATAAACTTCACACACTCAGTTGTGAAACCTACCTGAACACCTACTTTAAATTCAGCTCTGAAACGTACATCGTTGTTATCTTCAGAATACCACATTTTGTAGTTGTTTTCTTCAGCTTCTAAATCAACACCGATTGCAATGTTTGACAAGCTGATAGCAAATGCATCTCCTGTTGTATTCAAACCATTCACAGGAACAACTTCTACGTTAGTACCTGGAAGTACAAATGATTGAGCATTTACATCTTGTGGATTGTAAGAGAACAAGTTTAAAGCTCTATAAGCCAAGATTAACAAACGATACCAATCGTAACCTACGAAGATTTTAACATCTCCTTTAGCCATTACTTGAGCAGGAATAGCTTTGTAGATACCTTCAGTTGCAGCAACAACATTTGAAGAAGTGATAGTTGCAATTGCAGAACCACTTACTCCAGTGTAACCTGAAACGTTTGCATCAACTGGAGAACCAGCATTGATGATCTTACTAAGACCATTAAATTTGTTGATGTTTGCTGTTGCACTTGCAGAATCTCCAGTCCATATTGCAGTTTCTAATTGAGCAGCAATACGAGCATTTTTCTTAGCTAAGTAAGCAGCTTGGAAATCAGCATTACCGAAATCTTCGTAAGTAGAACCAGCTTTTAATGCAGTTGCAGTAAAGTAAGCTTCCAAATCTTTAGGACAGATTTTTTCTTCAACTTTGATTTTACCTGGAGTCAAAACTACTTGACTGAAAGTTGTAGTTCCTGAAGCATCAAACGAACAAGATTGAGAAGCAAATACTGCATCAGTGTCCATTGTAGGAAGTGCAGTTGGTCCTTTTACTCCTGTTAATACAATACCTCCGTCCATAATCATCTGCTGAGTTCTTGCTCCGATTACTGCTGAAGTTAATAAAGGTTGAACAAGCTCTTTTGTATAGGCATTCAACCCTGAAAATGATAAAGCCATTTTTTTTAAGTTTTAATTGTTAGTTATTATTTGTTAAATAAACCTCTGTAATCTTTCATCACAGGTTCATCGGTTTTAAAATTGTTTGTTTTTGTTATAATAGGATCAGCAGTTCCAGTTGGAGTATCAGCTAATACCTGAGTTAAACTCATAAGTCCTTCAATAACTTTAGTTGCTCTGCCTAATCTTACTTCGTAATCAGCAAACTTTGCTTCATAAGATGCAAACTTTTCGTTTGTAGATGTTTCAAAAGCTGAAAATATTTCTTCCATTCCCATCTTCTTCTTATCCATCTTACTCATATCTTCAACCATTGAAGGAACTGAAGCAGCTGGAACGATAGCAGTGATAGCCCCATTATCTCCAACTATCAAAACTGTTCCATCTTCTAAAGTGTGATCACCTACTGGAGCAGGTACACCTTGTATTGTTACTGTACCACCTACACCTAATTCTGAAATCTCAACTTCAGTACCATCATCTAATTTAGCTTTAGTAGGAACAATCATCTCAGGAGCAACAGGAACTGGAGCAACTGGAACATCTGCATTGTTTACTAACTCATTAAAAGTTAGCTTCAATTTTTCAAGTATTTCTTTTGCATTCATAATCTAATATGGGATTTTTGTTAATTAATCTCTTTTAAAAGTTCTTCAATTTTTTTAAGTGCTTGTTCTTCAGCCGACAATGGTGCCTCATAATCAAATAAACCCTCTACTGAAAACCCTCTAAGCTCACCTGATTTTACCTGATTCCAAACCTCAGGATTCTCAACATAGAATGAACCAAACCAACTACCATCAGCTACATCTTCAAATCCTGCAATTGGTAAAACTCCTCTTTTCTTATCTACAATAAATGATTCAAACATTGTCACACCATCTACAACTTGTGAAGGATCGTGCATCAGATTCACATTGTTTTGATATTTTCTTTTAGCAAACTTGATAGCAATCTCTTTGATAGTTTCAGGACTAAACTTTACATAGTGTTCTCCAAATTTCTCATTATCACGATAGATTAGTTGGTCTGCTAACATTAATGGACCGGATATGATGTGTTCATCCTCACTTATGATCTGGAATGAGTAAGCAAACTTTGAACCAATAGAACCAAGCTCTTTTACCACATCTGCATTGTTATCGTAGTGTTTAGATATTCCTAATTCTTTTATCTTTTCAACCTTTGCTTTGTTAGAACCTGTCGCATAAACTCTTGATTCAGCAATCCCTAAATCTTTTGCTGTTTGTAGCATTCCTGTCAGCTCAGACCTTGCACTGATGATATAAACAATCTTTCCTTCAGCTATTAATCTTTTTGCTAAGTCCTTCCCTCTTGATGTAGATAAAGTGTCATCATAATCAATAGAAACCTTTTCAGCTGCAAAGTGTTCATCCCATAAAGAATTGCAGATAGCTACTGCTTGTTCTGATGATTTGCCCTCATTTATTACATATGAAATACATCTTGGAAGGAACTCTGTTTTATGCTCACCCTTTGAAGGATTGATAAACTGTTCATTGAATGCTAAGAAATCACGTTTTATGGCAGGCAAATCTACCATCGCAATAAAATTTACTTCAGATTCATCAGTCAATGATTCATTTATCTTCAATTCGTATATTGGTAAATCTTGAAACTTCATAATTTATTATGGGATTTTTATTGATTAATCTCTTTTAGTTGCATCTTAGTTTATTCTTGCAGCTCTATTCAATCTTTGGATTCTTTCCTGATTCCCTGATACATCAGATTCTAAAACAAATGCTCGTGATGTTGCAGAAGCTAACTGATTAACTTGTCCTTGATTCAAAGTTGTTGTAGATACACCAGGTTGAACCGGAGCAGTTGTACCACCATCACCACCTGCACCTGTTGATCCTCCGTTAACACCACCACCACCACCACCTAAAGCAGACAAACCTTTTGCAGTTGCAGCTATAACTGAAGCAATACTTATAGCAGCTTTAGCATAAAGAATTGCTGATGTACTTAATCCAAAGATACCTTTAGTTGCAACCTCTTTAGAACTACCAACATTTGTATTGTTTATAATCTGAGCAATTGATAAAGCACCTCCAGCTATTAAAGTAGCTTTTTGCAATGCTTTATTCTTTTCTCCTAATCCTTTTAAAAGTCCAACTAAATCCTGTGCAGCACTAATCTCTAAATTGTTAATATCTTGTTTAGCTTTTTGAGCAGCAGCAGCTCTTGCAACTTCATCATCTTTAAACTTTTGATCAGCTTCTGCTTGTCTTTCCATCCTATCAATTTCAGCAGATAACTCATCTTCAGCAGCTTTATCAGTTCTTTCTTTATAAAGTCTATCTGCTTCAACTTCTCTTTCCATTCTTTCAATTACATCTGTAATCTCCTGCTCATTCTTTGCATCTTCTTCAGCTTTTTTTCTATCAGCTTCTTCTTTTGCTTTAGCTTTTTGCTCTTTAAGTTTTTCTGCTAAATCATTTGCCTCTTTAATTTGTTTATTTTTTGATTCTTCAGCTTTTGCTGCCCTGTCTGATTCAGCTCTTGCAATCTCTCTATTTGCAAATTCTCTTGCTTCTTTTATTCTTTTTTCCTTTTCCTTATCATTTATCTTATCATTTTCTAAAATCTCATTCTGATTCTTTTTAAATTCATTATTTGCTTTAACTTTTCTTAAAGTATATTCATCATATTTATCAGCATTAAATTTTAAATATCTATCAGTTTCTTCAATGGATTTTTTATTTGATGCTAATAGCTTATCAGTTGCCCTTTGTGCTTCAGATGTTATTCCTACAAAGTCAGTAATGTTATTAACTAAATCCATTATGAACCCTCCAAGCTTTGCAAGACCAGGGAACAAATTTGATACAACTTGTTTAATCTTGTCAAAGTTTGCAATTAAGATAGGCAAAGCAATAACCAAAAGTCCTATTCCAGTACTACCTATTGCAGCTTTCAATCCATTAAATGCACCTACAACATTTGTCTTAAGTACTGTTCCTAAATTCACAAATGCATCCTTAGCTTCAAGTACTGAGTTTAATCCTTGAGATAAAGCCATTGCTCCCTGAACCTTTGCAAGTGTTTTTGTTAGTTCTTCTGACTTAGAACCAAATAATGCCTGTGCTCCTTGAAGTGCTGAGAATCCACCAACAACACCCTGAATTGATGAACTGAATGCTTTAAACTTAGCATCAGGATTAAATGCATCAGTCAAAGCTTTAGCATCTCCAATCCTATCTTTTAAACTTGCTGCCTTCTTAGCTGCATCAACTGCTGCTTGTGATGTAGCACCAAACTTATCTGATAAAGCTTGTACATCTGCCTGAGCTTCCTTTAATTGAGCTTTTAAACTCTTTACACTACCTTCTGCTCCTGAAGCATTTATTGTTGCCTCTAATGCAACTACTGTTTTTGGCATTCTTAATATTTTTTAATTAGTTATAGTATCTTAATTCAAATGATGTATTAACAATATAACTATCATCATTTGATAAAATGTTAATATCATAATTTTCAGTAAATGAATAATATATAAAATTAATAGATGAATTTTGAAAAACAATAAAGCATTTTTGATAATTAAAATCACCATCCCAATCAAATCCATAAGTACCTGATTTATATCTTTTCCAATCAGGTATAAAACCTAAAGTATTTTCTAAAACTATTGCTACTGGATCAGTACCACCTGATTGATTAAGCTGAGCAACATACTTCTTATATCCTCCTGAAGTTACCCATCCACTTGCATCACTATACTCTAAAGAAGCTCCAGGTTGTCCTGATATATCAATCCAACTCCCATCAATATTTTCAAAGTATTTTAAATTCATCTTAGTTATAGTTTGTTGAAATAACTCTTAATAATTGCACCTTACAAAGTTCACCTGGTACATAATCAATAATCTTACTTAATCGGTATAGGACTTGGTCAATTAGAATGTACCTACCAAAGTCAAGGTTATAAATATCCGATTCTGTTAATCTCATTTTTACCGTTATTACTCTTGAATCCTTATCAGTAATTTCAGCCATATAGCTTGAGTAATAAGCATTGAATAAATTATTGGATAGTGCTCCACTTGCTAACTCATAATAAAGCTCTTTAGTAGCTCCAAAGTTTAAATCAACATTAGGAGCATCAGGATTATCAAAGTGACCTGCATAACCATAAGTAGTTAATGCTGATGAAAGATTGCTTGTTCCTGTTGTAGTTCTATTCTGAATATACCAATTTGAATATCCAGTTAATTTCTTTGCTTGAAGTATTCTGATATTAGAAGCTACCTGTTGCTCAAGTCCATTGTTTTTCTTATAAATAGCACTCACAATTTTATCTACTGGTACACTTGTTACTGTGTATCCAATTAAAGTAGTAGCTGAAAATATCACCTCAGTCTTATCAGTTTCCTTTGCAAACTCAAATCCATTGTCATAAATTCTATCACCATATCCTTCATTGTAAAGCTTTTTATACTCCTCATTTTTCCAATCATTATCAGGTTTAAAATTTAATTGATAATACCTTGCATTAATTTCAGCCATTGGTTTGATTCTTATAGGTTCATCTCTTTGAATCTTATCTGACCAATCTAAGTATGTTGTTCTGTTGTTATCGTAAAAGTCAACCCAAGGTTCAATGATAAAGTGTCTGTCTTTCATCTTATCTTCAGTAACCATTAAATAAAACATCTTTAAAATAGAAGCAAAGAAATCCTTTTGCTTTATGTTTAATGGAAGTGTAGAATTAATTGATATTGTATCATTCAACTGAGCAGGTAAAACTATTGGGAATGGTGTAGCAAAGTTTATTGATGTCACATTTGTAGTTCCCATAGTTAAATAAGCTCCAGATGTTGCAGCAACTTCGTGAGTTCTTAATTCAATTTTATCATTAGCATTTAATGTTAATTGACCATTATAAGAATAATTTAAGAAATCCCATTTGCTCCCATAAACTTGATAAGTATAATCATATCTTTTAGAATCAATAACTGTTCCATTTAAAAGCAATTCAATATCAAATATTATACGAGCAGGTGGTGTAGATTGAATATAAAATCTTCCTTGCATTGAAATAAATGCATTGAATGTAGCAGTTGTCGAATTGTATGTTAATGATGTTGCTGAACCATTTTCATAATCTCCTGGAGTAAATGTATCTCCAATTAAATTAATAAAAGTGTATTTTGCATAAGGATTAGTGACTATAGGATTGTAACCAATATTACCTTGTAATGCCTGAGTTTTAACTGTTGTTAATCTATCCTGATTATTAGGGATGATTAATCTCTTTGCAAAATTAGTATTGAAGAAGTTTGATTCCCAAGTATAGCCATTCTCTGTGATTATCTTGTTCAATATATCCTTAACAAACAATGCAGGTCTAAATGCCCTGTAATCATAATTCTGCTTATCAGTACTCACATTCCCATAATCAATTAATGGATAGTAATATCCAGTACCAGCATTTGCATTATCCCAACTATTGACAATATTAGTCACATTGTAAGTATGATTGTAAGCTGCGAAGTCAAGTTCTTCTATCTTCTTATTTCCAAGCTTAGCAAAGAAACCTCCTAACTCACCAAACAATGCAATCTCATATTCAATCAAATTACCATCAACAATTATTTCAAGCAATCTCAATGTT